TTGTTCATTCCTCTCTAAGCCAAACGCACCTTGTGCAATTTCAGGAACAGGGAGTCCAGTGAACACACAAACTCCCTGAATACCACCAATATTCAATGGGCAAAAGTCATTATTCTTATAAAGACCATAGTTATACCCAGACTTAAAACCTTTTGAAAAGTCCTTAAGATAATGAAACCGCAGAAGTAACTCTGCGGCTTCGGACTTGCTTACACGTTCAATAGTGTAGTCTGACTTCATTCATCAATCATCAGATGCTAATTTTGCAAAATACGACAACGCATCATCATCCTCATCTTCCTCAACCGCAGCAGCACGGCGGGTGGGTTTCAGAGAAGACAGTTCATCACGAAGGTCCTCAGTCAACTCACGAGTCGAACCACGGGTGTTGTCCTCATCCAGGTCTTCAGGGTCCTGATAGCGAGGAGTGCCTTTAGAACCCAACACGTAGTCAAGACGCTTCTTCAGTTCATCATAGGTCTTGAACTGGTCAGCAGCAACGAGTTCGGCAAGGGAATACTGCTTCTTCCACACTGCTTCCATTGCGTCATCATCGTCCAGCAGAGGAGAAGGAGCAGCAAACTCACTGGAATCATAGTTACGATAACCAGCAACGTTCTTTGCCTTCAGTTTGAAGTTGGCACCTTGCCAGAAGTCAAACGGATCAATCGCTTCCTCATCTTCAAACTCAGGTTGCATCGCAGCAGTCAGTTTGTCAAAGATTTTCTTGCCAAACTTAAACAGAAAGACTTTACCTTCGTTGGCAGGGTTGGCAGGATCCTTCACCACATAGATGTTGGAAACATAAGTCAGTTTGCGCTTCTGCTTACGTGCCAGTTCTTTACCAGCATCAGTACCGTTGTTCCACAGTTCGGAGTTCAGTTCCGACACAGGATCTTTCTGACCCAGAGTAGTCAGAGAGTTCTCAATATACCAACCACCAGGACCTTGGAATGCGTGACTGTAGAGTTTCACGAACGGAAGGTCCTCACCGTTCGGAGCAGGAAGGAAACGGATCACGGCATAACCATTGCCGCTCTTATCTACATCCAGTTTCCACAGACGGTCATCACTAGAACCGCTGCTTGTATTCATTTTTTCAACTTCTTTAACCAGTTTGGCAGTAAGATTGCCAAGTTTAGATTGCTTCTTAAGGTCAGCAAAAGACATTTGGATTACCTCGGATAGTTTGGATTCGGGGGATTTACTTAGATATTATAGCAAAGATGCTCTCAATGGTCAACGTATTTCTTGAGAGATTCGATTGTTTTGTCCATACTGCTGAACAGGATGCTCATATCAGTCTCTGGTGGAAATCCCATCAGAGCAACTGACTTACGTAGGTTCTCTTTCATCTCAACCGCTTCTGGGTCATCTGAGAGAGACAAACGTGTATACATTACACGCTGTTTTTCAAGGAGCAACTGTAGTTTTTCAATGTGTTCCAGTTTTGTTTCACGGGGCATCATACCGAAAGTGAGAATACTTCCGTATATCTCTTCTTGTAACTTGTTGATTTCTTTCAGTTCTTCCTGAATAATATCGGAGTCGAAAAAGCTACTCATTTATAATTTCCCTTAAAATCTTCTTATACTGGAATACATCAATATTTAGAAATGGATTATATTTTTTAATTTTTAAACTTACGGTTTCCCACACTGGGTCCAAAAGTTTCTTATCAAAATCTTTTGAAAAAGAAAAGATTTTGTCGTAAATTACGAAGGTTTCTGGCGACAATCTCCCGCTTAGAAACCTTTTGAGAACTGGTGGGTGTCCTTTGGAACAACTCAGCGCATCCTCTAATTTTGTCTCCGAGAACAATTCCGTTGATTGTTCTTTGAACAAGTAGGTCAAACTCTGTTGCCTCCGCATCCAATCTGCGTAGGTCCTTTCTCCAGAATTGATAATTTCGCCAATCCATAAGTTGCTCGGGGAATCTGCTGCTACAAAGTTTGCTAATAGAAAGTCTACAATTTCTTTATCCGAATATTTTCTTGAACTCTTTTCAAACCAGTATTTGTCTTTACGTTTGTTAAATGAAGTAACTGTTGCTCTGGATTTACCTCCATACTTAAAAAAGTCATATTTACTGTTCGTAAAATGACTTTTCATCGAAAGATAAGTTTGATATGTCTCAAAAGGACTCATAGCGGAAGTCGTGCTCTCGAAGTTTTTTTCATAAAGTTGAGACGGGTTGCGTCCCACTTTAATCGCTCTTTCAAAGGTTTTGAAATGAGCTTTGTTACTGATTCTACCTCAAGACAATTGATTTCGCAATAGTGACATATTGCATCAATATAGTTAAAGTTTTCTTCTGCTACAATCTTTTCAATCTCAAGAGCAAACTTGGAAGGCGTTAAAAACTTATTTTCGATGGCTTGTTCTAGTTCTTTATTTGGTTCCATAGAGCTCCAGTTTATCTCTAACAAACTTTCTAATGTATTTGCTGAGGAGTTTGATGTATTTTGATTTGTCATATTCTTCATAGACGACGCATTCTCCATTTTCACAAGCCATGATAATTACAAGTTTTTTAACAGTCAGTCCTGTTAGTTCGTAAAGCATACATCCATATGCCATACATTGAACAAAGTAGTGTTCAATCCACTCACGTGGTTTTGGTTTTTTAGAAGTCTTAAAGTCGATTATTGATAACTCGCCATTATATTCGGCAATACAATCAACAGTCCCAGCAATACCCAGTTGCTTACTATATAGGGACCCTTCAAGGGCGTAAATATTATTTATGCGATTCAGTTCTGATTTTGAGATCTTAAACAGAAAATCTGAAAGAGGTTGAACTTGTGGCAGTTTCTCATTTTTAAGATAGTGCTCAGTAAGAGAGTGCATATCAGTTCCACGACTTGTTGCCGCTTTTGTGACACGCTCTGCTTCTTCTTCTCCAACTTTTTTGCGCCAGTTAATAAAGATTTCTTTATTAAAATGACTGGTCACCGAAGTGATGGAAACCAGTCGAATAAGTTCATCCTCATCTGGAACTTTATAGTATCTTACACCATCAATGGTTTCACGCTCCAATTGGGGGAGTTCAATATCAACATGATTAAACATTAAAAACCTGCTTCCATTTTCGCAATGATGTATTCTTTAACAAGTCCAGAACGAACAATATCGTCTACACCAAATTCAATTATATCAAATGATGGCATTTTACGCAACACTGACATAAAATCGATGATACCATTACGCTCATTTGTTTTCTGTAAGTCTGATTGAGAAGCATCTCCACAGAAACAAATCTTGGTATTCTCACCAACACGAGTAATAATAGAATCTAGTTCGTGGAAATTTAGATTTTGAAACTCATCCACAATAATAATAGCGTTATCAAGTGTGGTTCCACGGAGAAAAGAAGTGGACCAGAACTTAATGGTTTCTTGTGACTTTAAATTACCATAAAGCATTTCAAAGTCGGCATCAGAAGGCATCTGGAACATATACTTGACCATATTCTTATAAGGAATCTGGTAAATATCTGCTTTGTCTTCATGAGAACCTGGAAGGAAACCAATCTCACGAGTTGCTACAAGAGAACGAACAAGATAGATTCTCTCATAAGGAGTTGATTCATCCAAAACGTCTTGAAGGGCATTATAAAGAGTGATAAAAGTCTTACCAGTTCCAGCACAACCATAGGCAACAATATGTTTGCCGTCGTTATAAGACTCAAAAAGTCTTTTTTGATTGTCTGTAAGAGGATCAATATCAATTAAGTATTCTGCACTTAGAGGTTTTCTCCTCTTCATCTGTTTTGCGGTCAGACCAACTCCGATTGGTTGATCGATGTTTCCTCTTTTTCTTCTTGCCATTAGATTTTCTTTACACGTGAACCAGGTGCTTTTGATGCCTTTGCCAGAACGTCATTCCATCCTGGATTTTTTGACACAAGTTTATCTCTCCACTCACCAACTTCTCCTGGAGAAGGGCAAGTAGATGGATCAGACCAATCACGAATCCAATCAGTATTGTCTTTTTTCCACTGGTCCCAGTCGTGGATACTCATTTCCACTTCTTTCTGTTCACCAGTTTTTGTATTGACTACAGGATATACAGGCATAAAGTTACGAATTCAAGATAATTTATTTAGACCCACTCAAGGAATCTGCTAGAAAGTTTTTTTATATGCTGTGAAAAATTTTTAATTGATAAATCCATTTTCATAGTATTACATATAGGGCAGCAAGAAACAGAATTATCAAGTGTATAACCTATACCATTGTCTTTCCTATCAATACCCCAGTGTGAAAAAGGAATACCAACATTACTTTCCCTCAATATTGGATTTTCACCACAATAATAGCAAGGTTTTGTAATTATGTCAAAGTGTTCCTGTTTTGATAAAGACCATTCTTTTCCTCTATGTTTTGCTGAACGCTTTGCATCACCATATACTTTGTTATGATATGAATCTTTGGTTTTTTGTTTTTTACCCTTTATTTTTGCTTTATCAGAACGAAGACAACCACAACTTTTACTTCTACCTTGTATTAAATAATCACCTCGTACTAATTGTTCTTTTCCACATTCACATCTACATAAAAAACATCTAACAGGACGATTATTTTTACCAAAATATTGGGTTTGATGGGCGTTATTTACAACTACCCACCTATTATAATGTTCTCCTATATTAAATGTATTTGACTTCATAGATACAACATACACTATATCTATTTATATATTCACTACGTTATAAAACCCACTCTGCTTCACCACCAAGTGCTTCATAACAAATTGGAAACTGTTCAGCAAAAACTGCTTTACACGCTTTAGCAATATCCATATGCTCTCGTTGAGTTCCTGACTTTTCACGGAGAGCAATATAGGTTATCCAACTACGACAAGATCCCGTCATATAGATGCGTGTAGGCGTCGCTAAGGGCAATACAAACCTTGCACACTCTTTTGCTACCCCGTGGGCAAGAAGTTCCTTGTAGAGTTGCATAGAGTGTGCAAAGTGATCCTGAATCTTGCTTTGAAGACCAAGTTTCTCATAATCACCAATATCATCAATGGAGTTCTGACGATTCTTGGTGTCCTGACGACGAAGATCAGGAACAGGAATATAATCACTCAGCAAAGAAGAATCAGCATATCGCTGCGAAAATTCTTGAAAAGTGAAACTACGGTGGCGAAGTATCTGAGCTGCGATGCCACGGTTCGTTTCAATCTCAAGACTCATAGTGCTCTGCTCAAAAACAGACCAATGATTGTGCTTAATACAATAACGTAGCAAACCCGCATAGTTTTCAGAATCTTGATTCGCTGGATTAGAAACTCTAGCAATATATGCC